TTAGCTGTTCTAGGTACTTAAGAGCTAGATCAAGACCCTGCGCTCCACCCTCAAGGTTCTCTACCTTTGCATCCTTAGGAAGCCCACCCCAAACTTTCTTAGCACCACGCTCTAGCTGAGAAGCCTTGGCTCCGGTGATAACTGTAATAGGTGCAGCGTGGTAGTTAACAATGTCTGCAATATCTGTGTAGGTTTCATTGTACTGTCTGTTAATACTAATAATGTCATGACAGTCAGGAAGACCCCATGGGGAGCCAGAGACAGGCAGGTTGGCGATGTGAACCACATAAACCTGTCCTAGTGGGTTGACACGCTGTGAGATAAGTTCATCATTAATATACTCTTCGATTGTGTCATCGGTAACAATCTCTGTGTATGTAAATACTTGACGTGTACCCTCTAAAGAGGTACCCCAGAAACGGTACTTAAGCTTGAACCTAAGTAGTCTATCTCTGTCATGAGAGTGGAATTCTGGGAATGCAAATGCTGAGTTGATAGGAAGAATTCTTACTCGCCCCGGATGGAATCTGCCAGTAGAGTCAGTCCATGCCTCTTCATATGCAACCTTAACAAAACAGTCGCCTGTCACTCCTCCAAGCTGAGCCATCTCAAGTAGTAGAGATTCCTTGTCATTATCCTGCTCCCATACACGCTCTAGGCGGTCAGGGACAATAGCTTCTGTGGCTTTTGGAGAGCGAAAATGTATTCCTTTACCAAAAGTAAATCGGGCAAGATAGTCAGTAAGGGCACGGTAGTAATTAAGAACAACCTGAGCCTCACCAGCTTCACGCTTATACGCGTAGTGGTGACCAAGATACATGGCGAAGTTAAGGGAATAGCGGTTAAGACGAGGACCATGAACCTCGAACTCTTCATCGGCAAGCTCAACTAAACCAAGAGGAGAAATAGAAACTGTAAGGTCAGATGAGGCAGCCCTGTATGACGGGGGAGCAAAATCTACCGTTCCTAGTGCCATTAGTCCTTACTTTCCTTTAGTCCTTCTTGGTGGTACGGTGGAACTGCTGCCACTGCTTACCGTGGTCCTGCTTAGACTTTTCCTTGTCTTCTTCTAGTTCCCTACGACCAACTTCACTCTTCTGCAGGTTTTCAGTACGTCCTTTAGAAGTAGTAAACTGACCGCCCTTTTGTACATATTGATCATGCACCCATTTTGAAGCAGGCAGAGATGGCCACTTTGTAAACTTAGTCTTGGCTTGGGTTACAAGCATGTCCCATAGCTTTTTGTTCAGGGGGACGTTTTCGTGACCAGCCTCACTATGTCCACCTGGAGAGTGAGTACGAACACGGCTGCTTTGAGCCGTGCTACTACCATATGTGCCGCTACTGGCAGCGCCACTACCCTTGGTAAACATTTAGGCCTAGTCAGTTACTACTGTTGGGTTCAATCTCTGGTAACGAGCGCCACTACGAATAGCCTCTTCGTAACGAACCTCGCCGTGATCAGTGAATGCCTGAGAAGAGAACTCACTAAGGAAGGTTGGTGCCTCAATCCATGCTGCTGAGCCTACGTGGGCACGCTCTCTCATGGTCTCTTCAGGCCACTTCTCGTACACGTTAGCGTTACGGTTAGGACGGCCTGGGGCAGCAGTGTAGCCCTGTAGAGCACCCTTCTGGAACTCAGTAGGTACGTCAGTATCGGTTGCTACACCTTCCTGGAAGCGAAGGGGGCCTTCACGACCTGGTGCAGGAGTACCAATCTTACGGTCATAGTTCTGTGGAGCACGCTCTGGGAACTGAGGTGATGGTGCAATTGTAGGCACTGAACCGCCGTTGTTGGTGTACTCGTCCATGTAAAGCTCCTCTTTTAAAGACTTACTTTTAGTGTTCCGCTATCACTAAAGAATGTCAGTACAAACTCTAAGAAATCTTACTAGCACCTGGGTGATGCTCAATATGGTAGGTGAGATGGTCGTCTAGTCTTTCTCTCTCTTTGCGCAAATCTACAGCAACTGCTGCGTCGGCGGCCATCATAAGAGATTGCTGGCCAAGAACCACGTCCACCTTAGCGTGTAGGTCGGTTAGGGACTTGCCGCCATTAGCATCTGGTTGAATCTGCCTGGTGGCTACTTCTAGCTCTTTTCTAAGAATAGTAGCAGTCTCAGTAAGAAGTGGAGCTACTACCTCCTTGATTGCCTCCGCTTGGCGCATTTTCTTCTTGTAACGCCTACTTATATACCAAGAGTATATACTTTTACGGTAAACCATAGCAAAGAAAGGAAGGGCCACAACAATAAAGAAGGTGGCGTACCAGATCACATCTTCAATATTGAAACCATTTCCTTGAAAGTCAAAGAAATTCCACACTAGACATTACTCCGAAGGTGTATTGGTGGTAGCTGATAGCCAAGGAATATACTTGTCAATCCATGCGTCAACGGCAGGAATGTTCATAATCTTGGTAACTGCTCCGGCGACAGCCAAACCTACGACGATAGCGCCAATAGACTGGTCAACTCCGGAAGCGGCAACTATCAACGGCACTAGAGCACAGAGTCCGACAAAAGCCTGAAAAACTGTACGCACAGTAGCACGCCACGGATTCTGGGTCTGTGTTGTGTTGGCTGGTGTGTTTGCCATTGTAACCTCTCCTGATAGGGATACTTCTTAGTATGTCGGAGGAGGTATAGTTTTTTGCCCTAAACTTATCCGTATAGAGGATTCTCACTGATTTCAATAGATGGCATAGTTAGATCAGCAGTGAGTACACAAGCTAGTGACAAACTGTCTGCGTAGTCATCATGAGCATGGGCTTCATCAGGAGCTTCTGCCATGAAGTTAGGACCAGTGTATTTAGTTTCTAGGTCGGTCATTTGCTGGTAGAAACGCTTGTATGCTCGTAGTCTTTTAGTCTTGGAGTGTGCTGGGTATGAAATCATTTTACGCTGAATTAAAGCCTGTAGATGCTTCCATCTCTTAGACTGTTCTGACTGAGAAGAAGTAAGAGGAATAACATCTGCTCTAGGAAGAAGTCTCTTAAGTCGCTGGGCCACAGCATCACCAACACCGTTAGCGTCAACTGCTACAGCAAGTACATCGTAATTAGCCAGGAAGTTCTGAATCTGGAAGTACTGCTCTTCCCAGTCATCTCCCTGTAGTTCGAGCCAGTTAAGAACAACGTGATCGTAGTATCCAAACTCATCAGGTCGATCCCAGTCTACACCCACAACTGTTACAACTGTAGAGTCAGTCTTACGAGCGGGGTCAATACCAACAACAACCGGAGACTTGAACCAAGACTTAACTACCTCTAGTGAGGTATCACCAAGCTCATCAAAAGCACTAGAGGTGACGAACATGCCTCGCTCTAGTAGGAATCGGCAACAATATGAAAGTTGGAACTCGTCAGAGTCCTCACCAATACGAATCATTTCCTTCTTAATGAATTTTTCGTAGTTGGGGTTAGTCTTTACTGCATCCTTCCAATCCCACTGGAAATGGTGCTGCCTAGAGTTACGTCCTGTTTGGCGGCGCTTATTTAATTGAATGGCGCGGTAAAAGTGGTTCTTAGAGTAAGTAGGAGTACCAGTACGGATCATAGTTCCATTGTAGTAAGCAAGCATAGGAGAAATAGACTTAGAAGTAATGAAGTCATCTACTTCCTGGGCCTCGTCAATCACTACCACATGGAAGGACTTAGACTCAATCTTAGCTCTAGGGTTAGCAGTCATCATGGTGAGGGTAGACCCAGACTTCTTTAGCTTAATACCTTTTGTAACTCCAGGCATTCTCGCAGTTTGGTCGTCGATCTCTGGGTCACCAAGAATACTAGTACCGTGCTCACTAGTAAGGAAGTTGACAGTTCTGCCGAATAGAGTATCCACCTGTCCCTGGGTAGGAGCAAACATACCAACCCATAGGCCGTCCTTGTACATACCAAGTAGGTCAGGATAGAGCACAGCAAGCCTAGGAAGCAATACCATAAGGGCGGAGATAGTTGCTGCGATGACTTCTGATTTGCCCGTCTGACGGGCTGCTAGGGCCGTTAAGGACTCACCGTCATTGATGATAATGCTCTCTACAATTCGACGTGAGAACCCAACCTGATAAGGGTGAAGTTGGTAATGCTCACCGGCAAAGTGCTCGATGAACTTCATGATCTTGTCAATGAGTTTCTCAACGAACTCAGCAGAGATTTCGTCTAATTCTTCCTCAGTGACGAACTCTTCTTCTAGTTCCTCTTCTGGTTCATCCTGCACGGTTCTTCAACTCCGTAACAATAGCTAGCACTACCTGAGCGTTGGTGAGTGCTTCTTCTATGTAGGCAGCCTCACCAGAGCTTGAATACTGACGAGTATACTTTCCTACCTCTGACACATGAGTCTCTATGTACTCATTAAGGGCGCCTGTGCTTAAAGCCTGTACGCGCTTAGTAATCTTGTCAGGAATTACTACTGCTGTTACTGTTGCTGTTTCTTTCTGCCTGAACATATATTTCTCCGAAACTTATATCCCGTGCGCCAATAGCATCCCTTAGCGCTTCATCTTCGTCTTGAATCTCTCCCCATTTACCAAACACAATGGCCTTAGTAGTAAACGGTATACGAACCACAATACTAGTTCCTTTACGGAACGGGTGGTCAATCTCCTGCGAATATCCCTTTTCCACTAGTGGGTAGTTTGTGGTGGGGTATTCCATAGTATGAGTAAATAGTGATCCGGCGTTCTTCGTGATCGGCATTATATTCCTGGTACCTTCTTAACTGCGGCTACTGGGCTGACTCTTGGAACTCTGTGGTGCGGGAAGCCAGCCGCTCTATCAAACTGGTTAGCAACAGTGGCACCATGAGATATCTGACCCGTTCTAGCAACACGGTAAAGCTGCTCACGGGCGGCGATAGAAGTCTTCTTCATGTTTGCTGTACCTCTATCAGTGTAGTCGAGGTATCTAGCAATAAACTGCCCCTTAGAGTGAGCATCCTTGAACGCTCTCCAAGTACCAGGATCGACATTGTAGTAGTTATAAAAGGTACCATCACGGAAAACTACGGTTAGTACGTTTCTAGAAACATCATATCCAGCGGCTACGGTTCGTGGTCTCTCTGGATTAGTAGATGATGTTGGTACAACAGAGATAGGTGCTGGCTCTCTGTCTTTACCGCTTGTTACTGAAGCAGTGGATAGGTTCTTGTAGCCGTATCCAACCTGTGAATCCTGCCAATACTCGTCCCAGTCTCCATCTAAAACAGTTTTGGCGTAACTAAAATCACCGTAAGAACCAGAAACAGGTAGACCAGCAAGAGGAGAAACAACCTGAGAACGATCCATAAGGCCAGCAGCGAGTACTGCTTCCTCACTAGTCATACCATATGTAGCACCTCTACCAGTGTTGGTGCGTCTGGCTACATACTTTCCTAGCTCAGAGTTATTAAGAATCTTTAGTTCTTCTGGTGTAGGCTTGGCTGTAGAGCCATAGGGTGCTCCTAAACGAACACCAGCAGGGCTTACCTGCCTAGCGTCGTGTGCTCTAGCCACTATTCCTCACAAATATGGTCTGGGATTAATGATTCTGGTACTAGCTCTCCACAATCACTGCAAGAGAAGTACTGTTCCCCTTGAAAATTGTTTTGGGCATTTGCATTGTAAGGTACCCAAGGATCACGCATAGCCTCAATTGCAGGAGCATACTTAGGCTGGTTAGCTTCAATAATATCTTCTGGTGTCCACCAAGGCTTACCAATGGGGTAACGTGCCTGATGTGGAACGTCATGAGGTTGTTTAGCTAGCGTCCGATAGACTCTCATCGACTACTTCCTCAACAACTTCCTCTTCTATATTCACAGATGACTTGGGAGAGCGCCTCTTACGAGGTACTGGTACTGCTTCTGGGTCTCTACTTTCTAGTAACTTAGCTACTTTGTCTTGTAGACTCACGTATTCTTCTGTGGTCTGTAGTAGTCCAGCTTTCCTAGTAGGGTAGAGAAACCTAGGCAGATGATCCTCACAATACGCTAGATCGTCTGTATAAGCAGTAGTCCATACCCAAAGAGCAGGCTTAGCACAATTCACACACTTCATGTTAACCTCTTGGCTTTGCTAGTGGTTTGCCGTGTAGATCGTTGTGACGCACGCCATTCTTATCAATGCCCAAGAACTTGATTCTATCTAGAACCTTCTGTAGCTTTACTCCGGGCTGTAGTTCCCAGTGCATATAATCCTTAGCACGCCATTCGCCGCCCCAGTCTATAATGTCTTCACCATAAACCTTCTTGATCTGCTCAATATCTTTCTGTCCTTCTGCTGTTCCGAAGAACTTCTTACCAGCATTAGAGCCCTGAGCACCTTCCTTAGACCAGTTAATGTCTAACGCGGTACCTGAGGCATGATTGCTGAAGTCGTTAGCGGCACGGGCTGCCCGGTAGGAGTACCCACCATCATCTACCTTGCCAGTGTCAATGCTTCTTAGCCACTCATCGTAGTCATGTGCTAGGGCCAAAAATAGCGGTAGAACATCAGAGCGCATAGTGATTCTGCGTGTGGTTCCTGGAACTGTGGCCGTTCTAAGTAACTTAGAGCCTGGTACTAGAACCGGCCAGCCATTAAGTGATTTAGCCATTATTTACCTGCGCGTCTCTTGTTCTCTTTGCCAATATTCTCTTTGCGAGAAATAACTCTTGTGTTCTTGGCAGAATCATTGTTTCTGTTGTTGTCTTTATGATCTACATGCTGGTTCTTGGATAGTGTCTTGCCTGTTGACTGTTCCTTGTCCATTCGAGCAGCATTTGAAGATGTTCGTGAACCGTCAGGG